ACATGTAGAAAGATGGCATAAAAAAAGAGGCCCTAAATGAATATTGAACAGTTAAGAGAAGAATTAAAAGCCGATGAAGGTGTTAAATACGAGATTTATTTAGATCATCTTGGTTTACCTACTTGTGGTATAGGACATCTTATAAAAGAAGGTGATGAAGAACATGGCAAACCTGTAGGCACAGAAGTATACAAAGAGCGTGTGAACGTGTTATTTTCTGAAGATATACAAGTAACACTTAATGAATGTGCTTTGTTATATGGAGGTTTTACAGACTTACCTGAAGAGGTACAACATATTCTGGCCAATATGATGTTTAATATGGGCAGACCTCGTTTATCTCGCTTCCACAAAATGCGGAGAGCTATAGAGGCTGAAGACTGGAAAGAAGCCGCCGTGCAAATGAAAGATAGTAAGTGGTATAGACAAGTTCCTAATCGTGCAGAAAGACTTGTAAAAAGAATGGAGGCCGTGACGTAATGACTTTGCAGAAAGTATTACTAAAAGGTGGTATAAACCGTGAAGGCACTAGATATACTAACGAAGGTGGTTGGTATGACGGGGACAAAATACGTTTTCGTCAAGGCACACCAGAAAAGATAGGCGGTTGGGAACGTATAGGTGCTAATACGTTTCTAGGTACATGTAGGTCTTTGCATAACTGGGTTAGCTTAGCTGGACAAAATTTTGTAGGTGTAGGCACTAACTTAAAATACTATATAGAATTAGGAGGTGCATTTAATGATGTTACCCCTTTACGTGCAACACAATCACTAACTAATCCTTTTACTACAACTTCTGGATCAACCACTGTGCTTGTAACAGATGCAAATGGTGGTTTTACAGATGAAGATTTTGTAACTTTTAGTGGTGGTACTGCTGTAGGTGGAGTCACTATATCAGGTGAATTTCAAATAGATATTGTATCTTCAACAACATATAACATAACTATATCTTCTGCTGCGTCTTCTTCTGCCACAGGAGGCGGGTCTGTATCTGCTGCTTATCAAGTTAATGTAGGTTCTGCTTTTGCTATCCCACTTACGGGTTGGGGTGCTGGTGGCTGGGGTGCTGGTGCTTGGGGTGTTGGTGAATCTTCTATCAATGAAGTGCGTATATGGAGTCATTCTAATTTTGGTGAAGATTTAATATTCGGACCAAATGGAGGCAGCATATACTTTTGGGATGCTACAACAGGAACAAGCGTAAGAGCCGTAGAGCTGTCCAGTTTATCGGGGGCATCAGATGTGCCTATAAAACAAAATTTAATTTTAGTATCAGATATAAGTAGGTTTGTATTTTGTATGGGTACAACTCCCATAGGTAGTAGTACTATTGACCCTACTTTAATTAGATGGTCTGACCAAGAGGATGCAACTAATTGGACACCTTCTGCAACAAATCAGGCAGGTAGCCTTAGATTATCTCGTGGTACAAAAATTGTTGCTGCTTCTCAAGCACGACAAGAGGTTCTTGTGTGGACAGATTCTTCTTTATATTCTTTGCAGTATGTTGGAGCACCTGCTGTATGGACAGCAACATTAGTAGGAGAAAACATATCTATATCTTCTCAACTGTCTGTATCTTATGCAAATGGTATTGCTTACTGGATGGGTATAGATAAATTTTATATGTATGATGGTCGTGTACAACCTTTAAAATGTGACGTAAGAAAGTATGTGTTTAACGATTTTAACACACAACAATACGATCAAGTGCATTCAGGGACTAATGAATCTTTTCACGAGATATGGTGGTTTTACTGTACAACAAATTCTAACAATATAGACAGATATGTAATATACAATTATATGGAAAAAACTTGGTATTACGGACAATTAGGTAGAACAGCGTGGTTAGACTCTGGGTTGAGAAATAACCCTTTAGCAGCCACATACAATAATGTATTAGTAAATCACGAATTAGGTGTAGATAATAAAGAAACAGCTACAACAGCAGCAATCGCTGCACACATAGTTTCTGCAGAATTTGATTTAAATGACGGGCATCAATTTTCTTTTGTTAATAAAATTATACCTGATATAACTTTTGATGGTTCTACTGCAGATAGCCCTGTTGTTACAATGACTTTGAACCCTCTAACAAGTTCTGGTTCGGGGTATAAAACTGTAACTTCAGAGGGTGGGTCAAACAATGCAACCATAACTAGAACTTCTGCTGCAGACATAGAAAAGTATACAGAACAACTACATGTTAGAATACGAGCTAGACAAATGTCTATGCGTATAGAGTCAAGTGCTGAAGGTGTGACGTGGCAGTTAGGCTCACCTAGATTAGATATGAGACCTGATGGGAGAAGATAATGGTAGACACTACAAGATATGGTATAGGATTTAGAACACCCGCACTTCCGTACCCTCCAAACGATTACGAACAACAATCTTTTATACAGTTAAATAATGTATTGCGTTTATATTTTTTACAATTAGATACAGCGTTAAGAAATGCAAGCATTTCGGATAGAGCCGAAGCTACAAGCTGGTTTTTAAGTTAATGCCTAATACTTACACAAATGCAAAAAAAGACCTTACAAACACAGATGTAACAACATTATACACTGCACCTGCGTTAACTACAGGTATTGTAAAATCCATATTAGTATCCGAAGATGCAGGTAGTGGTAGTACAATAACATTAACTATAACAGATGCAGAATCTTCTCCTGCTACGTTTAGTTTATATAAAACAAAAACAATATCTTCTAATGCTACAGAAGAATTATTAACAGCACCTTTGGTGGTAAAGACAGGAGAGATATTAAAAGTCACTGCAGGACATGCTAATAGAGTACATGTAACTGCTAGTATACTGGAGGTTAGTTGATGCCAGTTGTTGATAGTAATACAAGACTTTTAAATATCCCAACAGTTATAACAATGGCTGCAGATGAGTTACGAGGACAAAATAATTTACCTCTACAAGCCACTTTATTAGGATTGGCAAGAGAAACGAGTTTAGAAAATGCTGATGTAGTACAAATGGGTAATACTATATTTGTAGGTCATACAGGCAAAAGTAAACAGAAAACTAAGATGGTGGGTAGAGCATTTAATGTAGACACTGGAAGAAACTTTATAAAAAATTGTTTACAATATATAAGTTATTTGCAAGAAAAAGGGATAACGCACTACTCTTCCCAGTTTGAGGGTACTGCATTAGTATCAGCGGTAAAAGTTATGCAAAGACGTTTAATGGACACAGACACTAAAATGTATCTTGGCCGTACAAGTGATGATAAGTATGTGATATTTATTAAAATAGGAAAAGAGTCCTTGAAAGGCATGTTTGGATGAGCGTTATAATTAATCCTATAAAAGACGTTATAGATTGGGTTGGAGAAACTATTGAAGACGTTGCTGACTTTGTAATAGACGACATAATTGATCCTGTTATTGAAACTGTAAGTGACGTTGTAGATGCAGCTTTAGATGACCCGATAAAAACAATAGCCACAGTTGCGGCGGTAGCAACAGGTAATGCTTGGGCTATACCACTTATAGAAGGTGCAGATGTAGCTATAGATGGTGGTGACGTAGGAGATGTGTTAGAGGCAACTGCAAAAGCATACGTGGCACAACAAGTAGGAGCTGCAGCAGGTAAATATGTAGGTTCAGCAGCGGCATCAGAGGTAGCAGCGGCAGGTGGCACAGCAGGAGAGCAAGCTGTAGCACAAGCAGTTGTAGGGAGAGGCACAGCAAGAGCCACACAAGCTGCAATATATGGACAAGACCCTATAGAGGCTTTTGCAAAAGGTGGTATTTCTGGAGGTATAAGTGCATCTTTAGGTCAATTAGAACAAAATTCTGAATACAAAAACTTACCACAAGCAGCTAAAAATGTTATTGAAGATAGTTTAACAGCCACTCTTACAGGACAAGAAGTTACCCCAGAACTATTAACTAGTGCGGTTGTAAGAGGCACTGTCACAGCAGATCTAGTGCATAAACAGCTTGATCCTGATAGTTATTACTTTGATGAATTTGGAGATAAAGCCTCTAGGAAATTTACTGACGGTCAAATAGCAGCAATAACTAATGCTATAGTTAACACAACAACTGCAGCGTTAGCTGGTAGAGATATAACCCCAGCTTTGATGAAATCTATTTTAAAGTATGGTTCTGAAGAATTAAATAAATCCATAGATAAGAGAGTAAGAAATACTATAGATAAAGTATCAGGTGATTATGATAAATTAGAGAGTAAAGCAACACAAATAGATGATACTGTTGCAGACTATGAAACTGCAGCAGCAAATTACAACGCTGTAGCAGATGGATTGTCAACTAAGTTTGAAGAGCGTGATAGATTAAAAAACAATATAGATACAGCAAGAGCTACTTTTGAATCCAATCCTTCACAAGAAAATGCAGATACTTTAAATGATGCAATAAAAACTTATAATGATTATACTGTTGCTTTAGATAAAGATTATGCTGACAATATAAAACCTTTGTTAGATCAATATAAAACAGAGGCTGATACAAAGTTAGCTAATTTAGAAACATTTCGTACAGAATATAACACCTTAAAAGATGATTTAGTTTCTAGTGGTGACCAATTAGATGACGTACTTAAACCTGTGCAAAAAAGTGTGGATAAAGCTTTTGTAAGAGCCTTAACAGATGATACTTTTGTGCCTGATGAATACATAAAATTTAATAATTTAGATGATGATGCGGCTGTAGCAGGAGAAGATTTTGATCCACACTATCACTGGCTAACTGAAGGTAAAGATAATAGATTACCTACAAATGAGAAAGAATACAACAAGGCTTTTGACTTAGAAAAGAAAGAATTTTTAGATAAAGCCTTAAACAAAGCAAATTTAAATTTAAGTCATTTAAATAAAGAACAACGTCAAAATATAATAAAACAAGTAGATACTATAGCAGAAGAATATCAAAACGATTTAGTAGCTTTTAGAAATGCAGACCCTAGTAATTATTCAGAACAAATAACTAAAGATTATTTGAATGACCAACAATTCTTAAAAGACGTTTTAAAAAGCCAAGGACGCACAGATGTTGAAATAGATGCTTACATAAACAAACAAAAATTTGTTAATCAAACATTGCATACTTTGTCTACCTATCCTAAAGACAAAATAGATAAGAGTAATGTAACTGAAGAAGAAATTGTTACTAATAATGCTTATTTAGATATGGATGCTGAAGGCGATATGTCTTGGTTAAACAAAAATGCTCGTAACTCAGAACCTTATTTTGATCCTAAAGAAAATAAAATGGTGCGAAATGTAGCCATAAAAAATGGATTTGAAGTGCAAGATTTAGATGGCAACGTAATACGAACACAAGAACGAGTACCTTTTATAGATGCTGAAGAACTATTAAAAACTAATCCTGAATCAGGAATAATAAACTACGCAGAAATACAAGATGAAAAAGCAAGAAACATAATACAGGCTGGTGTAGGAAATGCCACATGGATGTTTATACAACAGGCTTATGAATATGCAAAAAAAGATGATGCACCAGAATTTTTAAAAGATACAGCGGGTGTTGTGTTAAGTGCAGGTGGAGAGTTAATACAAAGTTTTAATGGCCTGTTAGTATTAGCAAATATAAACCCTGAAACCACTGAAGCAGGTAAATTTGCTAGAAAATTAATAAATTTAGGTAATGATGTTAAATCAGAAAGTTATAAAAATAATTTAAAAGACATACAACAAACTATAGCCGATGCAAATAAAGATACAGACCCTAATGCACCTTGGTATGAAAGAGCATGGAATACTACAAAAGCCATATATGATGGTGCAGCCAAAGCCCCTGGGACTTTTATTGCAGAGTACATAGTAAAAGAAGTTATACAAGAAGTCCCTTTATTAATAGCAAGTGGTGGTACGGCTAATGTAGCTCGTAGAGTTTTAATGGAGGGTGGAGAACAGTACGCAAAAAGAATGGCTTTAAGAACAGGAGTTGGCACTTCTGTAGGATTAAGCATGGCAGAGAGTTTTGGTGGCACAGCAGTAGAAACTTTTGATGATGCGTACAAAACAGCCGTAAAAGGCGGTATGAATGAAACACAAGCAACAGAGTATGCTTTTGATTTAGCCAAAGAATCAGGAACTATAGCTGCAGTAACGACTTTAGCTACAGGAAAAATATTAAAAGGTAATGATTTTGAAAAAGCGTTATTTGGAGAAAGAAAAGGCGGAAATATAGCTGAAGCATTTGATTTAATAGCTAAAGAATCTGTGCAAGAAGCCTTTGAAGAAGGTTTACCTAAAGCGTGGGCAGAAACTAAACTTGTGCAAATAGACCCTACAAGAGATTCGGTTGGTAATGTAACAGCAAATGTTGTTTTAGGCATGATTTCTGGTGGCGGCACTACGGCTACAATTTATGGCACACAAGAAGGATATAATGCTGTTAGCAATAAATTAGATGTTATTACAACAGGCGACTTTGTTTCTAGTGCTGTGGCAAATTTTAATCCTGAAGTCAATAGTGTAATAAAAAATACAGAAAAAACAGATGAAAACATATCTGTTATGGAACAGGATTTAACAGATTTAGATGTTGATAGTAATATACAAGCAAACATATTAAATAATTTCTATGATAGTAGCTTTATAAGCACAGAAGAGGTTTATAATAAATATCGAGAGTTTGGCGATTATAAGCCTGAACAATCTGAAGTTGATAGGTTTGTAGGTAAAACTTCAAATGAACAATTTAATACTGATTTTGATGCATATATAGACCCTAGATTTGTAGATGAACAAGAAATAAAAGACGTTGCTGCATCTGAAGGTGTTACTCTTACAGACGATCAAATAAAACAATACACGGGTAAAAATATTGAAGCTGAAATATTAGAAAAAGCTAGAAAAGATTTAGATCCTACAGCTGTGACAGAATCAGAGGCACGTAAATATCTTACAGATTTAGGATATACGCCTACAAACGAAGAAGTAAAACAATTTACTGCTCAAGTGTCAGAATCAGAACAAGCAAAGAAAATTAGTGAGTATGTAGACCCTCGTATGACGACCACTGACGAAGCTAAATCTTATTTTGATGCTTTGGGATATACAGCTAATGAAGATGAGATAAATAAATATGTAGGTCAAATAGAAGAAATAAAACAAAAACAAGCTATTGGTGAGTATGTAGACCCTAAGTTAGTTGACGAAGCCGAAGCATTTCAAGCATTTAAAGACGCAGGACTTGCCGAAGTAAGACCAGAAGATGCACGAAAGTTAATGGGTCAATATGATGAAACATTACTTGCAGGTAGGGTAGAAGAGGCACTCCCTGAAGCACGTTTTAATGTTATACG